TTCCTGCACCTGCTATACCACCCGGTATTGCACCTACTCCACCTACTGCTGAACCACTTACTGCACCTACACCGAATCCAATACCTGCACCTGTAGCAGTTGTACCTGCAATTATTTTAGTACCATACGGTAGCATTTGGTTAATACTATTAGCCGCAAAACTAAGAGCTAACTCAGCAGGATTGTCAGCGAAAGCGTCCCACGCTTCACGAAATCCTTTGGCTCTATGCCACCTTCCCATAGCTCTACTTGTTTCTTCAGTATTACTCGCATCTAAATAGTCTACTATTCTTTGTGCAAGTTGAGCCGTACTTTCTTCATCATCTCCCTCAAGACCTAAAGCCATTTTTAATATTTCATTACCGGCTTTACCTCTATACCATCCCTCATCTACTTGTTGTTGAAACGCTGCATAATTATCTACAAGCTCTCCTCTAAGATTCTCATCAAACTTTCCGCTTAGATATGTGCTTGACACTTCATATTTGTCAGCAGCCATATTTTTTACATCCTGTGATGCTTTATAAGAAGTAAGAATAGCATCTTGCATTTCTGCTTCCTCATCATTAGTTGCAGTGTAATTATTAAGTTCGTCAATCGTTACACCAAACTCAGCTAATGATTTAGCTTCTAATTCATTATCAATGTATTTAGCAGAGGCGTTTTGAATTATTGATTCTTTTCTAATCTTCTGAAACTCTTTATCAATAAAGACATCAAAGTCTTCTTGAACTGTTTGCAGGTCATCATCTAAATAAATATCTTTTAACTCATCAAACTTTTTTTCTTCTGCCTCCAACAAAGCCTGTGCATCTGCTCGAAGATATCCTGTTGAGCTATACAGGTCCCCAAAAAGTTCTTGTTCTTCTTCAGAAAGGTCTGAATATTGTTTTGTCCCACCATATTTAGTAGCGAGTTCATTCACTGACCCTGCAGTAGATAAGGATTTTAATTGCTCTTCTAAAAAATAAAATCTATCACGAGCATTCTCGTATGCATCATATTGTTTTTTAATGTTTAAATAATCATAACCTCTTTCTTGAAAAAACCTTTGTCCCTCAGCGTCAATATTGTTTACATCCTTCCAACTACCTTCAGCAAACTCTTTAGCTTCTTTATCTGTTTTAAAAATAAAAACTTCATTTCTTTTTATCGCCTCTTCATAAGCATCCATTCCTTCTAACTCGTCCCAATATCTTGGGTCAGTATTTTGTACCTCAGGATTTCTTGGAAATATAGTAGGATATACCACGTACTTTCCATCAACGACACCTGATTCAAACATTACTGTTGATTCAGTTCCATCACCATTAACACGTGGCGTAGTTCTTAGGTTTTTAGCTCTTGTCGCTGCAGTAATAAAATCACTTTCAACTTTTTCTCTTGCCTCGTCAGGAGACATTGCATATTTCTTTACAAAATTTTTGAGCTTTTCCGATTCTTCTACCGCAGTCGAATCAAAGAACGGGTCTAAATCTATGGTTTCTTTTTTTAGTTCTCCATTAGGCAAAAGTATAGATGCTTCCATAGCATCGCCTACACCCACAGGTCTAAAAGTAAAACCAAAATCACCATACAAATCATTAAAGTATGGTACGGCTTCATTCTCCTCTAAATTAATTTTAGCTTTGTCAGTTGCGTTAAGAGCTTCTTGAAACTCTGTATTGATGGTAGCATCTTTATTACGTGCTATCTGCTCGTTGTCTTTAGCTTTTCGTGAGGCTTGTTCAGCAGCTTGAGTTTCTAAAAGCTCAGGCTCTTCTAATTTTATTTGTTCTGCAGTGAATTGAATGTCCGCCTGTTGCATAAAATATGCTTCATTCAATGCTTCTCTTCCACCTTCCGGGTACATACCAAGCATTACTACCGGGTCTCGATATCTGTAATCTCTTGTGTCTGATGGCTGATATTTATCAGGGTCAAAACCAATGCTATACTTCCTCACATCGGGAATCGCATCTTCTCCTGTAAAGTTGGGAAAAATTTTATTAATTGCGGTGTTGTCCGCCTTCATCGGCTTCTCGGATAAATCCGAAGAACCACCTCCCAAAAGAGATTCCAAATCGTCTTTTTTTTTTAATACCGGTAGGTTAGGAGTAGCATCAATAGGCTCTTCTACAACTTGGTTAACACCAATGTCAATAAGAAATTGCTTGATGTCTACGTCATTTTTAAATGACTCATCAAGACCACCAATGTATTGATATATCTGAGCAGCATACTGCTTGTCTGTCATATCAGTGACAAATTGGTCTTGACTCACATCATTTTGAAATGTTTCGTCTGCACCACTAATATAATTGTATAACTCTAATACGTACTCTTCGTTCATAGTTACTTCTTTTTACGAGGTGCAGAACCGGCTCCACTTGCTGCAGGTTGTGCTGAACCCATAGGTTTGCCTTTTCTTACTTGTCCGTAATCTTGTGCATATTTTTCTTTATCCTCCGGCAACATAGAAACATTCTTTACTGCATAATTCACTATAGCGTCTCTAATAGCCTCAACTTGCTTTGTAACTTCTGTTGGCTTATCAAGATTTATGTACATATCATCTTGTCCTTTAATTGTAACTACAATTCCTCTTCCTGACGCCATAGAGTAAAAGTCTCTTACTGTAACATCTTCTGCATCAATACCTGTAATATCATTGACCATTGTTTGTACAACTGTAACTGCTTCATTTTCTCCCTCATCATCTATAGTTGTTTTTGCTAAATCAGATATAGCTACCACATCAATTTTAGCACCTTCTCTTAGTTTGTATGCCTCTTCAAATGGAAGGGTTGTAGTTACATCACCCATAGATTCAAACATATATTTTTTTCCTGATAATTTAGGTTTTTTTACGTTAATGCCACCACGCTTAATAACTTCATTTATATCGCCAATCTTATCTTTTTCAGATAATATAAAGTTCATACCTGATTCTATAAAACTCTCTTGGTCATCTCCAAATGATAGAGTTTCAGGTGGGAGTCCTGATTTATCGGTAAATGTAATTACAATAGACTCACCATCATCTGATAAACTAACTGATTCAACATCAGGATTGTATGCTCGTATAGAGTCTGCAGCATCTTCTTTAATTGCTGCATCACCATACCATAGTTTAGCAAAATTAGTAACAATAGCTTCTTGGTTTGATTCAGTTTTTCCTACTGCAACATCTGTAGTATTATCTTTTGGCGTGAATCCTGCTCCTTTAATTGAAACTTTTTGGTCAATAGCTCCACGAATACGTACTTTCATAACATCTTCTGCGGCTTGGGTTTGTTCTTTTGTGAAGTCAGGAGTACCATCACCTGTTGCTCCTTTTGTTGGATTTAAATAAATTTCATTTGCTTTTCTTTTTGATGCATTAGGTTCATCACTAAATGTGTATGGTTTACCTGTTGTAGGTTCTACGGTGTTAGTATCCACTAAAATAGAAGCCGCATCATTAGGATTCACCAATGCTTCACCAATAATATTTTTTTCCCACTCTAAATAACCCGCAGCAAAAGCATCTCCTTCTACACCATAACTTCCTTTGGTAGCGTTTATCTCTGTTAGTATAGTATTAAGGTTACCTTTTGATGCATAATCTACAACTGATGATTCTATTGCTCCAAGTTGGTCAGCAGCATTAGTAGCATACTTACCGATATCCATACGGTCTATCTTTTGTTTGATTCTATTACGTAGTTGTGGAACTGTAACAACATCATTTGGATTTTTACTAAGTGTTGTTGTTGCACTTTGACCGGTGCCTGTTGTTACTTTTTTACCTATATTTACTACACCATTAGTTGGGTTTATATAAGCTCCTACTTCACGAAGGTTAGCTAACCCTTCAGCTTGTTCCATTTTAAAAACTTCTTGGTAAGAAGATTTTTTTAACTTATACCGCTCCATTTTATCTACAAACTCAGCCTCATATTCTTTAGCTAAGTCAAACATTATGTCAGTACCATCTACACTATTCTGTCTATTACGGGTATAATCTCTAAGACTTAATTGCCCACTTTGAAACAACCTGTCTTGTAATAATCTATATTGTTGTTGAGCATCTGAATATTCTGAAATAAAAGTATTTGCACCATCATAAGTTCCGGAAGGAGAATTAGAAAGTCTTTCACCGTATTCACGAGAGTCTGTATCTAATTGAGCTTTCTTGGCTTCTCTTGCGGCAGCTTCTTGCTGAAGCATATCCGACATATTCTTGCCAATTTCAGCCCAATTTATATTGTCTTCCGCACTACGTTCTACGTACTTAAAATAAGTCATATGCTATTGAATTAATCCTAATGCTCTTAATTGTTGAATTTGTGCAAGAGTTAACGGAGGTGCCGTTCCACCTGCCGCTCCACCTGCCGCAAAGTTTTGTCCAAACATATTAGCACCTGAGGATTGATTAATACCCGTTAAATATTGTTGACTTCCAAAAATTAAATCAGATTGAGGTCCGGTAAGACCGGCTCTAAAATCTTTAAATTGTTTGTTGGTTAACTCACCAAACTTTATTTGGTCTAATGTTACACCTGTTTGATTTCCTACATCAAAAGTCATAGGCGTTGTTTTTGCGTTAGCTCCGGTGCCTGTTGTAACATTAAATGCATCATCTACTGCAGCCGTACTTAAATCCATTCCACCAACCACTCCTTTTTGAGTACCGGCACTACCTGCAGAAACCAATGGAACCATGCTAAGACCTTGTTGTAAAGTGCTTTGAAGTCCCTGCACACCTTGTTGTACATATTGAGCTCGTGCAACCTCAGCATCTTTTGCAGCTTGTTGTGCTCCTTGAACCTCTGCTAAATCTAATTGTACATTTAAATCTCTAAGTCTACCCTCTTCTTTCGCAATCATATCTTCGATACGATTGATTTCTTTTTCTTGAGCAACTCTTACATTAGCTTGTCCTGATTGTGTAGCTAATTGCACTCTTCCGGCAGTTGCTCCTGCACCTCTTGCATCTCCTTCTTGTCCTGCCTGTAATGCTAACTGAGCTTGTTCATTTATTCTTTGTCGCTCAATTTCATAAACTTCTTTATTAATATCTAAATCTTCAAACACATTTTTATCCAATTTATCTCTTGCTTCTTTCATCATTTTAGCGGCTGCTCTTTCGGCAGCTTCTTGCTTATTACGAGCATTTCCCGCTTGTATAAAAGAAGCAGTGGTTCCTCCTGCTGATATAGCAAGACTTCCTATTGCGAGAATTGCTGCTGTTTCTAAACCCATTATAAATTTTTTATTAATTCAACACTTTTATTACCTTTCAAATAACCCATATTTACAAATGATTGTTGCAAATGTTGATTATTATTGTTACTAAAAACAACTTTATATCCTTTATTTTTAGCAACATCTGTTAATGTTTGTATTACTAAATGAATACCGTCTTTTCTTTGGGGTTTTAATCTAAAATTTTTATTAGATATAATCCACTCTACCCATGCAATGCTTGAATTAGTTTCATATAAAAAACCTGCACAAACAGGTGTTTTTTCCCATTCTACAATTATTCCTCCTTGTCCATTTAACGGTAGTGATTCTTTAATTGGTGGGGTAAATCCCCAATCCGACCACCATTTGCAAAGAATGGTTTCATAATCACCGTCTATTAATGGTCTTATAGTTAATTCCATTTAACTACAAAGATAATAAATTTAAGGGAAAGATTTCATTACCTCAGATTCAACCGCAAAAAGTTCAGATGGGGTTGTAGCATCAGTTAAAGGTAGGGTTAAGGTAAATTCACAATAGTGACCTAATACTCCGTGAGATTCAGCAATAGGATTTTTAATATATAAAAAATATGCATCTTGAATAGGGACGGGATATGTGGCGGTTCCACTTGCATCAACTACTAATTGATTCAAACCATTAACTAAATCTACATTTATTTGAGTAACCACTCCTGCAAAAACCGGAGTATAAGTAGTTGCCGGTGCTACCGGAGGTTCAGCAAAATATAAGTTGTCTCCTATACTTATAATACTTCCAATATTTACTGTTAATGGGAAGTTAATTAATTGTGCTGCTTGAGGTCCACTTACTGATACGCTATTTCCTATACCATTAAGAGAGCGTAATTCAAACTCAGCCTCATTTACATTAGCTCCTGTTGGTCCATCATTTCTAACAAATGCAAACCAAGCAGCTTCTTTAAGTTCAAAATATGCTGAATTAATAACTCCTGTGTTTTGAATATCGGTAGTTAAAATTGCACCCCAAGCATCATCTGACTCAAGATTCAAAGTTTTAAATAATTTATTTTCTAATGGTTTCTCGTTAAATACACTTGTCATTTGAGATTCATAAGCAGTTCCATAAAAAGTATTGTATACCGGATTTACATTGTGACGAAACAAATTACCGCCTTTGAATGTGTAAAGATATTGATTCATTCCAATGATATAATCAGGAATAAATGAATAAAAAGAGGGGAAACCTTTTGAACCTTCGCTATATGTTAGTGTATAATTTGGCATCTTATGGACAATTAACTATGTTAGTTATTACACTATTTTGGTCTACTGTAATTATTTGTTCGTCTCCATTAATATTTTCAATACAAAAATCACCTGCGTTTGCAGGAGACGTTGCTACTTTCAATTCGCCATCGCTTGTTCTTACCATAAATTCATTTACTGCCGGAACACCGGGAGTTCCATTTCTGTTAGGTACGTTATAAAAAGTTTGAGGTTTGGGGTCACCACACACACCATTTAATAGAGAGCATTGTACACCTGTCAAAGTAGCAGGACAGGGTATCTCTATTTCCCATTCAGCAGTAGCACACATAGATGCAATCTCTGCCAAAACTGTAGTGCTTATACCTCCTGTATATGAAGTATAGAGAGTACACCAACCTAAAGTAGTTGCTTCTGTGTTTACATCTGTTCCACTTCCTGTAACAGTTGCATTATTAGCCACAGTGTCAAATGTTGCACCATTGAAAACATTCTCGTCTAAACCGTTGTAACCTCCTCCATTTAGTGCGGCAGCAATACCACAATCCCCCGCACTTACACCTAAGAAAGAGAAGTTACTTTGACTTGCTGCTTCAAAAAATCCAAAATTTTCAGATGTTCCTGAGCTATATTCGTTGCTATCGTAAGTTAGTCTTATACCACTTACATTATTACCGATTGGTCTAAACCACGTTATCAATATACCTGATACCGCACTTGCATCATAAGCAATTTTATAAAGTCCTTGAGTGCTATTAACACTAATGGCTTGATTACAAACAGTATTTGTAACCTAACTGTGTTTCCGTCTGCATAGTATCCATCAGCAGCAGGTGTAGATAACCCCGCATCAATAAATACCGCAGTAGCGAAAGATAAGGATGTTGCATCGATAAAATAATTTCCTAATACGGGCATAATTTATATTTTTACTCTGTTACTGTGCACAAGCACTGACTTAATATTAGATTGATATCAGCATCTAAAGATACAAAATCTCGAGCACACACTTGAACAGTTGATAAAGGCGGTACATTTATTATTGCAGCCTGATTATCACAATCTACGTAATCCACTCCTTTTATAAGGTTGGATGTGTTAGTTAAGGAGTATGTCGGACAAAAAGATGAACACCCTCTTATACTTAATATTTGAGTCACAGTTGCATTAGCCGGTCCCACATCAAGACTCATAACTTCAAACACACAATTAGGGAAAGTAGAAATCTCAACAAAGTTTCCTACGTTTATTTGATTAGCATTGTCTTGAATTATAGCTTCATTAACAATACCATCTACTCTACACATTCTTACTCTATAAAATTGAAGCTCTCCTGAACCGGGACAATCGCAATCACTCAAACTATATGAAAGGTTACCCGTCAATGCGGTAACATTTGTCAGACAAACAGTAGTGCTATTACCCGGATTTACAGTTAATTGGTCTGCGGCTCCATTACAATCATTATAAAAAATTGTAGCGGCTGCTCCGAGATTATTAGATATTGTGTATTGTTGACACACATCAGTACAGTCAGTAATATCATTACGTACTTGTGAAAGAGTAGCCGTAGTTGGGTCTGTTGTAGTTTCTATTACTTCAAATACACAGTTTCCAAAACCGTTTAACTCACAGAAATCACCTACAATTAATCCTTGAGTTTGTGATATTACATACTCAATGAATGTAACATCCTCTCTACATTGTCTTACACGAAGATTTTCAGTAAAGTCACCACACTCACAACACGCTGCAAAAGAAGTGTTAGCATCATAACAAAGCTCTACCTCTTCAGCATTTCTATAATCGTAAATTAAATATAAATACTCCCCCGCAGTGTTTGGCATTACAAAAGCTGCTCTATAAGTGTTACCTGCTCCTGTAATTGGTTGAGCATTATTTGAAGCGGAAATCAAAGCAGATATATTAGCCGGAGTATTAACATATAAAGTATTCGTTCTTAAATATCTAAAGTTGTCTACTGCAGGAGAAAATAAAAAGTCATCACCGGGTTGTATACGGTTGCTTATAATTCTTACAGATGAACCGTTAGGTGGAGCTATAGAACCTTGAGCACCACTTACTAAACTATATTGAGATACTAATGGTTGAGAGTTTCCTGAAGCTAATGTAACACCTACGCTTGTTGTTGGTGACTGAACAACCCCGTCATTCCAATCATATTCATTATGTATTTTCAGACCTGCACTTTCATCTTTAGAAACGCAAACTTGAATTATATTAATTACCTCACCGGCAGGACAAGAAACAGTAACATCTAATACCACGTTTCCGGTTGTTTGCATTGCAATAAACACATTTACTTTTTCCGGAGTAACAACATTTTTATTAACAGTTATAGAGCCACTTACTGCAGTTGGTCCACTTGTAACTGAAACACCATTGAAAACACCCTCTACTTCAAAGTTGTCTCCACTTCCTCCCACTACAGTCCAAGATATTGTCACGTCACCTACCTCAGTTCCCACATCACTACAGAAATTAGATGGGTTTGTTTCAGTAATATTTAATGTACGAGTAATTCCACAATCAATACATTCTACTATTTCAGGTAGTAAATCATCGTTAGAACTTAATACATACTCATTCATATATGGGTCATACCCACCAAGTTTTTGTGTATTAAAATTATCGATAAATAAATCTCTAAACCAAGACCTCATCCCCGCTTCAGATATAGCAATAAGTTGTTCGTTTTGTGCAGTGGTTCCTTTTAATTGTAAAACGGCTCCTCTTTTGGCATCCGTAAAAAACTTATTACTACCCCATTTAGCAAAACTTTCAGGGTTAAAACTTATACCATATTCTTCAATTCTTGCTATCTGTGTTCCTAATACTTCAGGAACTGACGTTACTGCACCTCCACCTGTTGCGTCACTAAGTAAATTTTTACCTGCTAATACATAAGATATTTTATCTTCTTGCAAACAAAGAACATCAGTCTCTCTTCCATCCAACTTCATTACAAGACCAAACTCTTCTTCCAATGCTTTAAAATTTAGTAATCCTAAATTAAATTCATTTAGTTTATTTATGTTTGATTCATCGTTAAATACACCGCTATATGTTAAGTCTGCAAATCTATGTACTTCTGTATATTCTTGTGATGATGTACTTGTTACTTGATTACCAAGCGTTAATACTTTTCCGGCAACCTCATCTAATACTTGAAAACTTTCAATTCCATTTCCAAAAGAATAACAATTAAAAAATGAAGTGTTTATTACCGCATCATTGTTCCCACCAAATCCACCAAATTGATTTGTTACATTTCCTACATGAGCACCTTGAGGTAAATTAAAAGAGTCAATAGTTATATTAGAAGCGTCAACAGGAGGAGTGGATGAACTTACAACCATACTACCACACAGTCCAACTATACCGGCTAAGGAATCACCATCATTTACAATAACAGATGCGGGATTACCATTTATATCAGTGTAGTCAAATTGAATTGGGTTTGGCTCAGCAGTATCTACAGATAAATTAAATTCACAAACTCCACTACCGGCTATAGGAAATGAGTCTGAACTAATATACCATAAATCAGGTACTGCATCCTGAGGTTTTGTTTCAAAAGCCACAAATGCCGTTGTTCTAATAACTTCAATATTTACTTTTAGCCTTACGTTTTTCTTACTTCCACTATACCCCTCTGAGCTCTTAACACCAAAATACAATGAATTTGCAGGGCTTAAGTTATCATAAAATCTTGTAAATATTGCACAACAATTACAACTTGGAAAAAGGGCATTCATATTATTGTCATAATTAATACCGGTTACTCCGGTACCTGAATCACTTCCTAAATTAGTTAAAGCGGCAGCTACATTGTCCCCATCAAACCACGCTTTAAAATCAGTATAAAGCTGAGAAGCAGTAAACTCGCCTTCTGTAAAATATTGTCTACGAGGAACACCGCCTTTACCTTGTCTGAAATTATCTATTATGATTCTAATCCTACTCCCTGCAGGAATGGTATAAGTAGTAGCAGCTCCGGAACCATCATCTACCCAAACAGGATAATAAATTATTCTACATCCGCTTCCCTTGCTGCTTCTTTCACCAAAATTAACTACTGCGTTTTCCTCAAAGGTGGCAGTAAAATTAGTTGCCCTCATTTTCATATATACCCCTGAAGGAATCGGAATTGGAGTAGTGGTTCCCGGCACTAATGGAGGATTATCCTCCCCTAAAAAATCTTTTAATTGAGATTCTTTTTCTAACACAGTAGCAAAAGCACATCTCTCAAGAGGACCTGTAGTATCTGTTTTTACTTGAAGTATATCTCCTACTTGAACTTTTTGTGAGTTCTGTCCTTCCAATAAAAAATATGTAGCTTGGGTAGCAGGGTCAGTAAAAAAGAAAGAACTATATACATTAAAGTAATCTTCTTTGTCTTGTTTAATACAAAACTTGTAACGCTTTGCCCACGAAGGAGCAAGTTGTGAAGTTGGAATTGTGGCTTGAATACTGTTTTTTGAATCTGATTCTGAACAAGGAACGTGAATAGTATTGTTTTGACTTACTAATGCAGTAGACGCTCTATTAAACTCATCCATATATATAATACCCACCTCATAACTTCTATTACTTTTTAGAGACTTAGGGTCTCCTACAGATTGAAATGTACAAGTAGCACTTGTTACTTGATAGTATTCAAAGGCTTCTTGAGTAATAGCAACTCCTGTTGGGTCATCAACAAAACGCATTGCATTTAACTGAAACCCTATGTTTGGATTACCCGGACTTGATGTGATTGTAAGAGGTTGTCCTGCCGCAGTTCTACCACTTTCAAATTTTGTTAATGTGTCTAAAGTATTTGGAATAATACAATTAAATTCATCCGTTGCGGTTGTACCATTACAAGAATTTGCTACCGTTTGAATTGCTCCACCCCCCGCTATAGTTCCTATTCTATCTATAAACTCTTGACTTGTTGCTAAATCATTAGCTGAAGTGTAATCACGAGGTAGAATAAATAAAAAATTAATTGCTGAAGTAGGAGTAGTGGCGGTGGGTTGATTAGGTCCGCTAAAAGCAAGATGTGTAAAATTAATTTCAAAATCTAAAACCGCTCCTGCAATTAAATCTAAGTTGTCAATATCTAAAAATGTAACGATAGAATTTTGATAACTGATAGGTACCCCACTATTACCAAAGGTATATGTACCACTTGATGTTTGGTCGTCTACATTTGAAACTCCAATAGGGTCAGAAATAAGGTCTATTGTATAGTTCAGTTGCACCGGAGCTCCCGCAGAAGTAATTAAATCGTACTGCTCTAAATAGTTTCCATAAATTAAACGATTACCCATTATTGTCTGTGCTTGTGCAAGACGTGGTACGTTATCATAAAGTCTTAAAATTTCACTACTTGGTAGTAAAGTAAAAACTTTACTATCAGAAAACTCATAAGTGTAGTCTGTATCATTAGCAATATTAAGTAACGCTTTATCTAACCTTTCAATAACTTGAATACTACCATTATTCATATCTTTCCATAGTAACTCAACTGCAGTTACTAAGGGACCTCCTGAGTTATATGTTATGTTGGCAAAATTAATAGCGTTTAACATCCCATCATTTAGTCCAACTCCAAAATCATATCTAAAGGGACGAGGTAAAAACGCAGGTTCTGAAAATTGTGAGGTAGCAGAAAACTCTCCGTCTGCATATTGGTATCTATACCCAAAGCAAACAAACCTGTCTTCTAAAAAATTATTCTCAGAAGCAACTGCTAATAAGTTTATAGCGGGAGAGGTTCTTGGTGGTTTTTTAATTACAAGTAATGATTCGGCAGAAAATTGGTCAATAAACCCGATAGGATTTGGATAGTTTCTGTTTACATTTATAAAGCGTGGAGGGTTAATATTATCTGTAAAAAATAAAAGCTCTTCATCCACGAGGTTTACTCCTGTTATTAAATAAGATGGATTAAAATTAAGAGTAGTTTGAGTTGAAGAGGCATTACTCATACTTATAACGTGATAAGTTAAGATGTTTGTTTGTACATTTAAGGAAACTATTAAATCAAGTTTATTAATAGGACTTGGTGTAAACGAATTATCGTGAACAAACCAATAGATAGTTTCATTTCCACCATCTTCATAAGCACCAATACATTTAGCACTACTTGACAAAGGTTCACCATCTACCTCTAATGCAGTTAATGGAAGATTACCTTTAGTGTTTTCTACTGAACCAACCTCTGTCTCCTCAGTAGAACCTAATCTAACATTTAACGCATCAACATACTGACCGTTAGGTAAAAGCCTTTCATCAAGACTTTTATTCATTACACCTGCTATAAAATTCCTTTGCAAATTTGCCATATTACTTTAGCCATTTGTCCTTACCTCTCATATTCATTAAGAGTCTGCCGGGATGTATGTTACTAATTCTTATTTTTGCATTTCTTAATAAAGCACTTTTTCTTTTACGTGCTCTTGCAACAATATATTCTTGCACACCTTGTTTTGAATTGAGAATAGCATATTCAATGTATGCGTATATGTACTCTTCAAATAGTTTGTTTACAGTTATAGAAGCTATATCTCCATTTTCCATTCCATCAGAAACGTACTCTAACACTATTGATTCATTAGCTACTTGAGAACTAAAATTAATTACCCCTGCTTTTTTATCAATACTAAATGTAGGATTTGCATTAGCCGTTTCTGTATTCAATCCATATCGTGCACCGATTCTATAATCGAAATACCAATATCCATCACAACAATATCCCATCATTCCATCAAACGGACTATTAGAGTTTAGATAAATACTTTTTTCTCCACCTGTAATTCTATCAAAGTCTAACTCTGAATATTGTGGACTCAATGCTTCTCCTGTGTGGTCAAATAATATTCTACAATTATTATCTTGAAGGTATGCACTACTCCAATTAGTTTGAATATTTTCAGTTAGTGGGAAAAGTAACCCATCTTTGTGCATCGATATTCTAACCCAATTCACATAGTCTGATGGTAACACATATCTCAGCGTGTTACAAACAGTTAATTGTAGTATTTTAATTTCTTTGAATGCATCGTAGTTAAGTTCTTGTATACCACGCTTTGCGTGAAACAAAACCTTATACCTTTCTTCATTATTAATAAGACTGTGATTACCCGCATACATCAACATAAAGTTGTTTACTATGTCATATAAAGACACGTATTGATAGGAACCCCAATTTGCATTTTCAGGTTGGCTTCCACCATTTTCGTAATACTGATATTGTGATATATAAGGCATAGTTTATTTATTTTTCGTCTTGGTCTTCTTTTGCTTCTAATGATTGCCCAAACTGTACGGCTGCAACCTCTCTTATTGACATACCTGCGTATTGCAATATTTTTAAAACCAATGTTGGTTCATCAGATATTGATAATTCAAAATCTTGAAAGTCAGGTTGTGATTGGTCAAATGCCGGTTCCCCTCCAACTAAATTTATATAAGTCCATTTAGGGTCATTTGGATATCTTATGTATTGACACTGTACCGCACCCGTTGTATTTATACTTGCGGGAAACAAACTAAGTAGTGGTTCTTGTTGAGTGTAAGCGGGAAACAAAGTAGATGGTGCTGCTAACATTGAATTGTTTAACATAGTAATTTTACTTTGTGTAACTTTCTCCGCCTCATTTACTATAGCATCATCATATATAGCATAATTTTGAAATTGAACTTGAAATATATCTGCTGCGTTTCCTGCAGCATCTATTAAAGTTATTTCATTAGCCGAAACACCACCAACAAAAGCGGTTTGGTTTGTTGTTGTGTTAGCCACTATATCCCCTATCTGAACTCCATCTGCAACAAAGTTTGCACCTGCATCCACCAAATCATCCTGTTGAACAAGTGTGTTTTGACCTGATGCTAACAATCTTGTATAAGCCAAAACTTTATTCAGTAGATAATAATTATCATTAGTAGTTGTGGGACTCGGTGTAAAAAACTTATTATTAAACTGATGAACTAAAAACTTAGTTTCAGAAAAGATATTAATTACCTCTTCATAACCTTTAGTTATGTCCGCATATCCTGTACCGGATGTTCTAACATTTTCTTTATTCAGTTGGTAATTATACTGATAAAAGTAATCTTCGAATATATCTAACTGAGCTTGTTTAGCAAACAAGTTAAAATCTGCAGGTGAAATATATCCGTAGTTATTTTTATTAAGTATAGATAATACTGTGTTTCTTACCGAGTTTATCATCTGTCAATACTTTGTTACAAAGATAAGCAAAAAAAAAAGAGGACTCTTTTTGAGCCCTCTTCTTGCTTTAGTTCAATTAATTTATATTAAACGAAGGTGATACCGCTTATTTCAACAACTCCACCTGCTGCGGATGATAATCCACTTAAACTTACTTGTACTGTCGGTTTTGTCCAACTTTGAGTTAACACGGCTACGATTGCACTTTCAATGGTGTCTCTTACATCTTCATTGTTTGCTGCCATCACAGTGTGTGCAATTTCAGATTTTTTACCTGAAACATAATGAACTGTACATTTACTTGTAGACTCTTGCTCAACAAGAGCAATCTCATTAACAAGGACTAATTGATTAGCCTCATTTTTCACGGGGATACTTAAATACTTTTGCATAGTATAAAAAATTAAGGTTATGTGAGAATATTCTCAGTACAAAGATATATAAAAAAAAGTCTTTTTTTTTCTACAGTTGTTTCTCTAAAAAATCTAATACCTCAACGCCATCATCTGTAGTAAACCACTCGGCTAAAAACTCATTACGCTCTATACCAAAAGGTACTTTAATCAAACGCTTTTTGTTTCCTTTTAAGTTGTAGTATACTTCACGAGAATTATCTCTGTATGATAATAGTTTTTCATCAAAAAACTTTTGAACTGTAGATTGTACTTTTAATGCAGGGTCAGTGAGTGCACTTAAAAAAACTTCAGGATTACTACGAGCAAAAATCATTATGTCTCTACGTAGTTCTGCGGTTGACACAAGTGAAACGTCTTTTGCAAATAAAACTCTACCAACGCTTTCTAACTGCTCCACACTCATTGCTTTAGCTTCAACTAAAGCATCGACTTGTGAACTCAGTATGTTTACTTGTTCTGCTGCATCTTGTGAGTAATCTACTTCTACAAATCTTTTACCCCTAAGAGGATGGTAAAATAGAAACTCTTGAAGAATAGGATTGCTTTTAGGAACCCTAAGTAGTCCATCTGTAAATATAACAGGCTCTACAATAGCTTTACCATCTTGCTCATCTTCAAAACAAGACTTTTGGTTTCTTGCATAGCGTAACGCTCTGTTATAACCTTTCTCTTCGTCAAAGTATAATAAGGGGTTTCTTGATGTATTTCTTGTAGGAATAATACACGACAGAGGTGCTCTGTCTCTTGTGAGTTTATAAACTCTATCTTTTAATTCTAATTTCATTTTAATTCAATTTAATTTTAAACAATAAAAAAGGGGGAGTGTCTTTGAAGACACCCCCTCTTTTCAATAACTATTAGTTGTCAAACAATACAAAGTTGTTCGCTCCTAAAACACACACACATCTTTCAGATAAGTAGTTAACTCTCATCTCATCGATATCTGTAGTGGCTGCTCCTCCTGCAGAACCTGTAATCCACGTTTTGTAACGTCTATCTTCAGTTTCTGAAGCTCTATATCTAACGTGTAAGAAAGGTCTCTTAGCGTTTTTACCAAGAACTTGGTCATAAACACTTGTAGAACCTGCAGGTACTAACAGACCGTTAATACTTCCTGAACCAACACCTGAAGGTAAGTCACCTCTCATTGTTGGGTCATTTAGATATTTCCAATCAGTTTTGTAGAAGTCATATCCTCTACGGAAACCTGTAAATCCTAAGTTAAGAGCCATTTCTGCATCGTTGTCAAATAGACCGTAAGAAGTACCACCTGCTCCATAAGAGTTTTGCTCTGCTAACATATCATCGATAGCAAAACCAAACTGTCTGTCAAGGAATAATACATTCTCTTCAATAGCACCTTGTGCATCTAATCTACCAATGATAGTATCAAAGTCAGATAGAGTATCAGGCACACCGCCTGTCCACAAGTTACCTCTGTCAGATACTTCAAAGAAAATACCCTTTGAACCTTTATCACCAACAGGTGAAGTACCTGCGATACCTGCAACACCCGAACCTACTTCAGCCGGTACTGCTTCTACCATTGCAGTCTCAAGATAATCATCGAATCTTAATCTTGTTTCGTGCTCAGACTTCATATACCATAGGTATCCTGACGCTCCGTTTTCAGTTGTGATTTCAATCCAACCGATTTGAGCCATATCTGAACCGTTTACAAGGTAAGTATCTTTAATGATAATTGGTGAATTATCAAAGATGTAGTCATCAGATTCCAAAGAACCCTGCATTCCTGCAGTTCCTTTTTTAAATTCAGAACCATAGATA